TGATTTTTTTAAACCAACAAGATCATTGTTTGGTTTTAATATCGATGACTGTTCCTTCATTTTGCTCCTTGTCTTCTAGCAGGTTAGAGAGTTCCTGTAGTGTTGCCTCTAAGGCGTTTATTTGTCCTATTATATACCTGTATTTTTCCATACTGTCAACACCTCCCGATGTTACCGATATAGATAATGCTTCTAATCTAGTTCTTAAAAACTTAAGTAGTTTGTTTATTACGGTTTCTAATTGCATCTTTACCTTTCTTAAAAATTGCAGCGACTTTTGTTTTACCCATAACTTTGGCACGCTGTTCTCCAACAGTTAGGATTTGTATTTTTCTTGCAAAAGGTTTTGATATTTTTTTAACTTTTGCAACCGTAGCACTAGCGTCCGCAGGTGTTGCAAACTTTATACGGACAGTATCTCTGGGATTCTCATCCGTATAAAGTCTTCTACCAGACCCTTTAGGTTTTTTACCTGTGCCTTTTTTTGGGTCTGCCATTAATATTTTAAGCTTATGTGTCCAACAGCTCCTGCAGAATCTGCACCGTTTTCAGCCCAAATTTTTACTGTAGCGGTTGTTGAAATCGCATTAGTTTTTAGTGTAAATTTTTCTGATTGTCCTGTGGCCACTCCTGATTTGTTGTGATCAGAACCTGCAGAAGTTTTTACTTCTAGTTTCCAAGTTGTACCTTCTGGATCAGTAATTGTTCCAGTAACGTCTACATCCCATCCACCTGTATTAAAATCTTTTTGACATTTACAATATCCATCATCATCTAAAGTAAATTTCATTGTTGAAGTACTACCTAATAGATTATCAGGCAACTCGTTGTCTAGTATCGTCATGTTTTTCCTTTTTAGTTATGAAGATGTAGTTAACACTTCCATCTTCTACGGGCCTGCCTTAATCTTGAATTAGGATCAGCTGCAGCTTTAGGAAATTTTTTCATCTGGCCAGCACTTCTAGCACAATATGATTTACGTCTTTTAGCAGCTTTTGATCCTGGTTTGACTTTGCCAGTGACCGCTGTTTTAGTTTTGAACCGGGATTTTCTCTTCTATATCGGGCGACCCCAGCCTTAGTCATCCCTGCTCCAGACTTTGTAGATCTGAAATTTTTTTTATTTCTTGGAGGCATTTTATCTTGTCTTCTCATTATCTCATGCCCATTCTTTTACCCATGAAACCACCCATCATGGCTTGTTTTCTTTTTGCAAATGTTTTAACATTTGTTGGTTTACCGCCAACACCTTGTGCAACTGCTCTTTTTCTTTTTACAGCTGAACGTCTTTGTCCTTCTGACATACCTCTAGCTTTAGCTAGTGGGACGCATTTTGGATATTTACGTTTTGAATCTGCTTTTTGTTTTGATCTTCCGCACTTTGAGAAAGAACCATCTTTCTTTTTACTTCCTATGTCTACCCATTTTTGAGCAAACCATTTATCAAGACCATTCTTCGCCATGACATTATACCATTATTGTTTTTTTAGCTCTGTCTGACATGATAGCGCCACAACCTCTGGCTACAGAACCTTTTTTTAAACCTTGTCTTTTTAATCTAGCAGTTGCTTCCATTAATCCTCCGCCCGCCATTTTTTTTATTGGTCTGGTTCTTTTTGATTTTTCTTTTAACTCTTTTAATTTTTCAAACTGTTTCATTTTTAAATTAAACATTTTTTTAGCATTTTCTCCTGCTTTAGTTTTTGTTCTCATTATAGGTGTTATTACAGGCTCTTTAATTACGCCTCTTCCTCCTGAATAACCAATACGACCGCCCTCGGCTTTGCTTCCTCTAAAATCTTTTCTCTTTACACCAGACGGATCTTTAATTTTACCAGCACAAATTCTAGAAGCGTAGGCGTTTGCGTATGCCGACGGGTAAACTTTAAATTTACGCTTCGCTGCCGCTTTACCTCTAGGACATAGTTTAGTCATTATCTTTTCCTCGCTGTTTGTGCAGCTCTTGTAAAGTTTGCTTTAGTTGGTGCACCCTTTGCACCTTTTTTTCTCATCTTCTCTTTAGAGCCAGCTTTGATTCTAGCTTTTTTAGCTGCGATGTTTGCATATAAACCTGGGCCAGCCATTAAGCTCTTCCACCTTTTTTCATATAACCCATTTTATTTCTAACTTTAGTTGGTAATTTTGATAAACCTTTTTGTGTTTTAGGATCTACTGGTTTTAAACTTCCACTTTTCATTCCAAATCTACGACCCATCATTCCGCCACCCATTTTTTTGGATCTTACCATTTCACGTTCTCTAATTTGTTCTGGTGATTTTTTAGTTATAAACTTGCTTTGTTTTTCTTTTTGTAAAGAAGGTAAATCAGCTAAATCAAATTTTTTCTTTTTTCTAGTTATGTATTTACTTGTGGCACCTTTTTTCATTGCATCGGCTGCAATTTTACCAAGATCAATTTTTTTCTTTTTAGTTATAAATTTACTTGGTTCTTTTTTCTTCTTAGTTATATACTTACTTCCGCTGTCAAATTTTTTTCTCATTTTTTTAGGTCCTTTCCCTTATTAAAGCCAGACTCGGTAACTTTTAACCCGCCGACTTTTTGAGTTGTTTGTCTTAATTTTCTTCTAAATGGTTCTATCTCATTTTCCATTGTTTGAATAATTTTTTTTGTTTTTCCTTTTTGTTGTGCTGTGTCTATTTCTAATTTTTTAACTGATTTTTCTAATTTAGATTTAGATGGTTTAAATTTAAAAGGATTAACAACCTCTTTACCAGTGGTTTTTTGTTTACCACCTTTAATAAGGTTCTTAATAGCTTTAACACCGTATCCTACAAATTTACTTGACATTATTTTTTACCATTCCTAAATATTTGTGTTCCCTTTATACCATAAATACTCGCCACGACAAGGATCCACAAATTTGTGAACCATGACGGCAGTGCCGAGAAGTACTCAAAGAACAATTTTACTTTGTCCATGGCCGCAGGATCGTCTGATACGACCGCCCAAGCAAGCACTGCTATCGGCGACGTTAACACAAGCAAAACGAACTCGTCTTTCCAGTCCGATTGTCTTGCCTCTAGTAATTTACCCTGGTATTCCGCCTGTCCGTCGGCCATACGCTTTGCATGCATGTGTTGTGCATCAGCCATAGCCATCTTCGTCTCTTGACGCTTCTTAAATATGTGCGTCCCAGCCTGTAAAGCAACTTTTGCTAAACCAAACCAAGCCATTACGTTACAATTGCAGTTTTTCTTTTGTCCGCAAGCATTCTTTTAGTTCCTTTTACACCAACCTGCTCAGGTTTTACGATATAATTGAAAGAACCATTAGAAACTGTGTTAGATCTAGGATCTTTTTCAAGTTTTGGCTCTGGGACGTTAACTATTTTTTGTTTTTTATAGTTCATCATAGTTTTTTGCTCCTTTTTATTAATTATCGTCTATCACAACTTGTGCTTGTTGTACACCGGTCTTTGCAAGGCTAACTCCAGCCCTTAATTTAGCTAAATCTTCGTTTTGTTCCATTTTATCTTCTGCAAGATCAGCTTGTTGCATTAATCTTGCTCTTGCAAGGTCTTGTTGTGCTTCATCGTTGTCTCTTTTTCTCTCATTTTCCATTG